TATGAATTTATACAAACAGAAATATTAGGTAAAGAGATACCTAAAATGGCTGAAGGTGGTTTAATGGATCTTGGTGGCAAAGAAATGGATTTAAGAAAAGGTGGCTTTGTGCCAATAGGTAAAAAAGAAAGAGCTGATGATGTACCTGCAAGACTTTCTAAAAATGAATTTGTAATGACTGCTGATGCAGTTAAAGCAGCAGGTGGTGGCAGTGTTAATGAAGGCGCTAAGAGAATGTATAAAGTAATGAACGATTTGGAGGCTAGAGCATAATGGCAGAAACAGTAACAGTAACAAAACCAGCACCGATATTAGAAGGTTCGCTTACAGCCTTTTTAAGTCAAATAGATAAATTAGGTGGTGGTGCACTTGATCCTAGATTAGACCCTAGTAAATTTACAACGGTCACGGATCCTACCACAGGAAAGCAAACACAAATATTTAGAGGTATCGATACATCTAAATATGATCCTAAAGTAGCACAACAAGTAGCTTTACAAACAGAGGCAGCAAAAGCTGCAGCAGATTTAGGAACTTTAGTTGGACCGGATGCATACAAAGATTTTATGTCTCCGTATCAACAAGATGTTATTAATACATCATTAGCAGAATTTGATAGACAACAAGCAATAGCAAATACTGCATTAAGAGATAGAGCTATACAAGCTGGTGCTTATGGTGGTGGACGAGAAGGTGTTATGGCAGCAGAAGCAGCAAGAGGAGCAGCTGATCAAAGATTACAATTACAATCACAATTATTAGCACAAGGATTTCAACAAGCACAACAAGCAGCGGCAGCAGATCTTGCAGCGAGACAAGGATTAGGTCAATATCAATCTGCATTAGGTCAACAACAACAAGCTGTACAACAAGCTCAATTTGATGCTGATCAAATAGCGGCAAGAGAAGCAGAGTTCCAACCATTCACACAATTAGGTTTAGTTGGTCAACAACTCGCACAAATTCAACCAGGAGCATTCCCGACTCAAACAGTCGGATATGCACCGCCAGCAGCACCGGCTAGTCCTATGTCACAATTTTTAACAGGCGCAGCAGGTATTGGTGGTATCGCAGGTAAATTAGGATTATTTGGATAATGAGTAGAATATTAAGAAGACCAATGTTTAGAGGCGGACAGGTAATTGATAGCCGTGGAACGGGGATTACATCTGGATTAATGGATGGTGGTAGAGTTGGTTATCAAAATGCAGGGTTTGTAACAGGTGCAGAATTGATGAGTGCGGCTGGAGCTTTTCCTGAATTAAATATGTTTAAAGATATGAGAATAAATCCTAAATCTAAATTTAAAATAGGAGAAGGTACGAATATTAGAGGATTTGATGTAGATAGAGTAGCTTCTTTTCTAGGAACGCCGGGTATGCAAGATCTTGCTTTTGCTGATAATTATAATTTATCTGCTAGTTTAGGTGGCAATGAGAAAGACGATGAAAATATTAGAATTGCTTCTACAAATGTTGAAAATCTTAAAATAGGTAAAAAAGATGACGAAATTGATTATGATAAATCTTTGGATGTTGAGTCTGTAAAATCAAAAGATGCATATGAAAGTCCTACAATGACAATGAAACAAAAAGAATTAAGTGGTGAAATAGATAGCACTATTCCAATGATAACAGATGATCCTGATGAACAACCAAAAGTAGAAGATCCAGATGAAGATATTAAAAATATGGCTGATAGATACTTTGAGTTAATGGGTGGTGGTAAAGCATTTAGTAGAGATGTTGGTGATATGGCAATAAGATTTGCTGGAGCTGAAGGAAATACTGTAGCTGAAAAATTTAAAGCTTACTTAAGAGATGAATCTAAAGCTGGTCCTAGTAGAACAGAAAAAATAAAAGATGCAGCTGCGAAGACTGCTATAAATTACCAAACACAAAAAGAATTCTTAGAAAAGAAAATAGCAAGTTCAGAATCTATTGCAGAAAAAAATATTGCGGCACAAAAATTAAGAGATTTAAACAAAACATATGCTCCTGGTATTACTGAGAAAAATGTAAAATTTTTAACTAACCTTAAAAAGGGAACTGCTGAACACACGGCTGCATTAAAACAATCTGGTTTTGGTTTTAATATTTTCCAAGAAGCTAAAAAAGCTGCAGCTGATTTTGAAGTAGGAAAACTTACTGCACAAGACATAAATAGTTTGGGTCCAATATATTATGATGATTGGGGTGGTATATTTAAACAAGGTGAGACTGAAAAAGATGGAACATATTTAATTTTAGAAACTCAAGAAATAGTAAGAATTAAAGATGGTAAAGACGCAGGTCGTCAAAAAATAGAAATGCAATAAGGAGGTTGAATGGGAATTACTCTCGATCTCGGCACAGGTAATCAAGTTGATACAACTGCTCCTGAAGAAAATAACGATATCAGCACATTACAATCTGTATTAGCAGGTATAGGTTCTGGTCTTATTCAAATACCAAAAGGTTTTTTTTCACTGGGTGCAACTTTAATGGATCTGGGTGCTGGCACAAATAAAGCAGCAGAAGTAGAAAAATTTTTTGATGATTTAACAGAGTTAGATGAAATGGCAGAAGCAACAACTGCTGGTAAAATTACAGAATTAATTGTTAACATTGGTGTTCCTGGTGGTATAGCATTTAAAGCAGGTAACGCTTTAGCTAAAAGTGCTATGGCTGCAACTAAAAGCGGACGATATTTAAAAATTACTGGACAATCTGGTAAAAATATTTCTAAAGGTATTAAAAAAAAAATAGATCCAGAGTTTACAGGCACAGGTAAAGTTATAGGATTTGGTAGTGGAGCTGTAGCCGGTGGAGTTGCAGAGGGTATTTTTGTAGGTGATGTAGAAGAGGCTGGCACATTTGGAGATTTAATCGGTGGACCAACAGAACTAGATAGAGATTTAGAAGGAACTGATTATGATCCAGGTAGAGAAATATTAAATAGAATTAAATTTGGTACAGAAGGTGCATTGTTTACTGGTGTGTTAGGTGGTGTAGGTCTAGGTATAAAAAAATTAAGAGACGCAACTAATGCAGGTAAAGCAACAGACGGTGCATTAAATAAATGGATTGAAAAATGGATATCTAGTCCTTTACGTGCAAGAGGTAAAGAAACTCAAGAACAATTTTTAGCTGGTAGAAAAAGAATAGGTTTAGAAGCCGGTGACTTAAATGCATCAGAAACTGCAGTTAGAAATTTAGATAACAACATTAGCAAACTATTTCCGTTTTTTAAAAGAGCTATTGGTGACAAAACTGTAGATGCTAAAAGAAAAGAACTTCTTAAAGATATGAATCAAGTTTTATTATCAAGTGAAAAGAATGCAAATAAATTAGAACCCATCTATACAACAGTTGGTCAACAAAGAGTTTTAAATAAAGAAGGTAAAAAATTGTATGAAATGTATAAAAAAGCATCATTTGATCCAATTTCAAAAAAAGGAAGATATAAAAGTGAACAAGAATTTTTAAAAGATTTAACAAGAGGAAAATCTAATCCTATTTTATTTGGAACTAAAGATGATGTTGTAATTAGATCTACGTCTACAAATGGAAAATTAAACACTAAAAAATACACTACATTAGAAGGTGAAGGCATAGAGTCTATTAGTTTTGGTAGAATGAACAAAAAAGCATCTGATGCTTTTAAAGCAAAATTAAAAAAACTAGGAGCAAAACAAACCGACATTGATGATATCTTTGATAATCTAACTACAATGAGATTAGGTTGGGGTCAGTTATTTTCATCTATGGGTAGAAGACTTGATGCAAAAGGTGCAGAAGAGTTTAAAAAATTATTTGGTAACAAAGTAACTACGTGGTTAGATTCTACTTACGATGTATTTAAAAATAGAAAAGCTAAAGTAGGTGAGATGTATGCTCCATCTAAACAAGTGATGGATGCAACCAAAGAATCATTTAAACAATTGTATAAAAAAAATGTAGGTAAAGAATTATCAGATGCAGCAGCACAACAAGAAGTTTTAAAAGTATATAACTCTGCAAATTTAGAACAAGGTTTTAAATTAAACTCTAAATCAGATCCATACTTTGAAGTGCCAGAATTTTTTGTAGGTAAATCATCAGCAGATGATGCATTAAAAATAAACTCTACAAGAATGTCAGAGTTAACTGGAATGCAAAGAGAAGTAATTGATAAACTTTATGGTAAAGGAAATGATGCCTTACAAACAATTTTAAATGGTACACATAAACTTTCTGCAATTGTTAGACGTAACGAATACTTTGATGAATTATTAAATACATCTAATGAAATGAGAGCAGCAGGAAAAACTCCTATTTTTGCAAACAATAAAGATGAGGCCGCTAGAATTTTTGGTGGTGTAGAGGGTGTAGATTGGCGAGCTATAACTCCAGTGCAAAAGACTAAAGCTGGTGTTAAAGGTGTAGATAAACTGCAAGCAAACTTAGATTACAAACAAACTTTAAAACCATTAAAAGGTGAAAAGAAACCTAGATATTTAAAAGGTGAAGTGGATATGGAATTACCTATTCATAACCCATTACAAACTAAATATGCATTAATGGGTAATGCTGATTCTTTGGTATCTTCTGTAGATAACATTGCAAACAACACAGGATTTTTAGGACAAGTTTATCAAAATTTAATTTTATATCCAAAGGCTACATCTCAAATGGCCAAAACAATTTTATCACCTTTTACTCACGCTCGTAACTTTTTAAGTGCAGGAGCTTTTGCAACAGCTAATGGTATCATACCTTTTGCAGATCCTGCTGCTGTTAAAAGAGCTTACGAAACTTTACAGGTTAAATTACCCGGTGCAAGAAAAGTTGGTGTAGTTAGAAAAGCAGGCGAAACAGATGCTGCATTTGCAAAGAGACAAAAAGCTGCCAACACTGGTAATGAATTTTATCAAAGACTTTTAAAATTAGGAGTCGTTAACTCACAGGTTCAACTTGGAGATTTAGAAAACTTATTAAGAGATGTTAACTTTGGTGGTATCACAGGTAAATTATCACAAGGAGACAACGTAGCAAGCTACGGACTAAACAGATTATTAAAAGTATTGTCAGGTGTTAAAAAGTTTTCAGAAGATGCGTATACAGCTGAAGATGATTTTTGGAAAATCTTTTCATTTATTGGTGAGAATAATAGATTAACCAAAGCATATAAAAATGCTGGTATAAGATTAGGTGATAAATTTACTGATATGAAAGGTAATGAAGTTAGACTTACAAAAGAATTATTAGAAGAACAAGCAGCTGATATTGTAAGAAATAATATACCAAACTATGCTTACGTATCTGGATTTGTAAAAGGTTTAAGAAAAGCACCTATAGGTAACTTTGTATCTTTCCCTGCAGAAATATTAAGAACGAGCACTAACATTGTGCAAAGAGGACTTGATGAAATATTTTACACAACTAAAATTGGTGACAGAACTGTAAGACCTTTTAAAAACATAGGATTACAAAGATTAGCGGGTATGGCTTTTGTAACAACAGCTGTGCCTAGTGCAGCGGTTGCAGGTATGTCAGCAATCTACGATGTTACAAGAGATGAAAGAGAAGCAATCAGAAGATACGTTGCAGACTGGTCTAAAAATTCTGTTTTACTACCATTAAGAGGTGAAGATGGTAAATTAAAATACATAGATTTTTCTCATATGAATGCTTACGATACAGTTACTAGACCTATCCAAACTATATTAAATCAAGTTAATGCAGGCAATCAAGATAAAGACGGGATGATGGATGATTTTATAGTAGGGGTATACGAAGCGTCAAAAGAATTAGGTGCACCATTTGTTACTGAATCTATTTGGACTCAAGCATTAGCTGATCTTTACTTTAGAAAAGGTAGAACTCCAGAAGGTTTTAAAGTATTTGATGACGAAGACCCTATCGGCACAAAAGTGCGTAAAAGTATTGCACACTTAATAGAAGCACAAGCTCCACTAAACTGGAAACAATTAAAAAGATTAAAGTTATCTACAAAACCAATTAACGATGTTGGTAGATTTGATGATAGAGGTAGAGAGTATGACTTTGGTAATGAAGCATTAGGTATTTTTGGAGCTAGAGCTATTGAAGTAGAACCTGAAAAATCTATAGTTTATAAAGTAGCTGACTATTCAAGAGGTGCTAGGAATTCTAAAAATTTATTTAAAAGTGTAGCGTTAAGAGGTGGGGTTACTACACCAGAACAATTAGTTGATGCATATATTACAGCCAACAGAGCTTTATTTAATAATCAAAAAGAATTATATAGAGATATAGAAGCAGCTAAAGTTTTAAAAGCAGATATGTCTAACATAGGTAAATTTGTTTCTGGTAAATTAGGTAAGAAAAATTATGGTGCAATATTAAATGAAAGATTTATTCCTTATGTTCCATCTAGAAATGTATTTATTAAATCCCAAGAGATAGCAGACGATCTGGGAATTGATAATCCAATGAGAGCTATAATTGGTGAATTAGCAAACATTAGAATACAATTGTTTAATGTTGGTTTAGAAGATGAGTTCCCAGAAATAGAAAATCCATTTAAAATTCAAGTAATTCCTGATCTTGTGGGACAAGTAAATGAAACTATAACATCAACAGCTCCAGTAGCCGTAGCTCCGGCAACAACAGGATTTATTGGACAAGGTAATGTAAACATAGATCCAGTAACTAGACTTACGGCTTCAGAAGAGGTATTATTGGATCCTTTAGAAAAACGATTTGTAAAAAATCGAAGAACAAACACGAGATTAACATAATGGCAATAGAACCTAAAAACACAAGAGAACACATTTTATCTTTGTATGGACACATATCAGGTGTCAAGAAAAATTTAAAACACGTGCACGAAGACGTAGAAAAGTTGGGCGGCAAGATAGATCAGATCTATTGGGTTCTTTTGACTGTTGCGGGAACAGCAGTCGTTTTTGTGCTAGAGAGGATGTTTACGTGAAGTTAAGTTCTAACTTTAGTTTAAGAGAGCTTACTAAATCGCAGACAGCGGAGCGTAAAGGTATTGATAATACACCAACAGAAGAACATACAGAAAATTTAAAATTACTTTGTGAAAATATTTTACAGCCAACTCGTGA